ATTATCTGCACGCGCAGTTGCTTAAGCACAGCAACTGCACGCGCAGAGTAAGATAATCCACTGCTGACCTAGGGACTTGGCGCTTGTAGCACCACAACTAGTAGGGGAAGAAGTAATGGCGAATGAAGAGATATTAGCCCCGCTGACAGAGGCGAATGGCGAATGGGTTTGGCGATCTCGGATGGCGGGTGCGCTGGATACGCTGGTGGCGGGGCTGGAAAGGGAATGGGGGTTTGATAGGCTTCCGTTGCTGGTGTCCACGGCGACAAGGGAGCGGTTCCAGGCGGCAGAGGATATGCACCGGCAGGCGACAATGGCGGGCGAGGATATGGCGGAACTGGACGCCATGATGATGAGGGCTTGGAAAGCATTGGCCGCTGAAGCACTGGCGGCAGGCTATGAACCGCTTCCGGGGCCGCTGGTGACTGTACAGGCGGATGAGGCGGAACGGGGCACCATCTGCATCTGTCAGGACGATACCCATGCACAGGCGGTCCTGGCGCGGGCTAAGGCGGAAGGGTGGAACGCGGAGGCTTGGACGGTGGAGGAGGTGGGGCGGGTTCTGAAGGGGGCTTCGCCTATCGCAGAGATCAAGGCTGCATTTCCGAAGGCGAAGGTGGTAAGACGGGGGCAATTGATCGAGGACGAAATCCCGATCTAATGTTGAGCATGAGCCGGATATTCGAGGCAGCACAGATAGACTTCGGGCCGGATATTCAGGAAGGCGATATAACGGTGTCTGAGCGGTTCTGGGCGCCCGATGCTATGTTGGCGAGGGGCATGATTAGCGAGGCGCTGTATGCCGCTGCAAAGCGGCTGCGGGATGATTATTATGCGGGGCAAGCTGGGAGGCTTGGGGCGCGTGAGGCGTATCTAAGGGCTTCTAGGGCGGTTGGGACGACTGCTATGCCTGCGCTGGCTTGGACGGTTCTTAGTCATGGTACGGTGACCGGCTGGGCTGAGTGTAAGGGGATTGAGATGGCAAAGGCGGCTGGCCAGGTGGTGCAGGGGCTTGAAAGGCTCCAAGCCCATTACGGCTTCTAAAATCCTAATGGGCAGTTTTGGTACAACCGGATCGATTGATTTCCAAATCCGGCATGAGCATTTTGGGGGAATTGAGAGCCTAAAAAACTAAACAGCACTTTCGGTCTGACCTGATCGATCAGTTTCCAAATGCGATATGAACATTTTCAGGAAATGCGCTTGCGGATCATGGGCTTGGCCTTGGTTGCGGAAATGTCAGAGATGCAAGCGCAATGCCATAAAAGGCCCGAAAAGTAGGGCTGAAAAATAATTTTGATCAGCGCATTTTTCTGCTTGTATTTTTCGTCAATAATATTCATTCTCATTATGTCGCGTGATCATGCGCGCATCGCAAAGAGGATAGAAACAATGTCTTTCAAAGCTGATCTTGGTGTTTGCGCTTTCTTTCTGGGGCTTTTTGTTTGGCTTTTGGTGTTTTGAGGGAGGGAATAGGTATGGACAAGCCATTTCATGTTGTTGGCATTGACGAAGAGGATGGCAGCGCGACGCTGCTAGAGTGCTTCGATAACTCTGGCGAGGCGCGGGCTTGGATGCTGCGCTATGTGTCGAAGGAAGATGCTGGCGGTTGGCGTCATGTCCAGGTGTTAGATGCCCGCGATGAATGCGCGGAAACTCTTTGGTGCTGGGAGGCATAAGCCATGCAAACTCAAACCATTTCACACCACCAGAAATTCCATCCGCACAACAGGACAGCGCTTATTCAAGCCTTGGCGCATTTCATTGAAAAAGGCCCGCGCCTGGAGTTCGGAAACTATGGGGATGTTGGTGCCTATAGGGCCGAACAGCGCGCCATCACGCGGGATTTACACGATGCGCGGCTATTTCTTCGCCTGGTGGAAATTAGTTCAATCACCTATGAGGATATCATGGAAGCCTTGCGCCATTCCTGGGGCGGTAGGTTGTCTTGGGATGGCGCATCTTTGGACTATTGCGCCGGGCAGTATTGGCCGACTGAATATCGCAAGGCTGTTGCTGCTGTTTGTGTTGCAGCTTTGCAGAAGCATTGGTGGGATGGCGCAAGCCAGACCTTCAAAACGGATCAAATGCGGCGCATTTTTGGGCGTGGTGTTGCGCGGCGTTGGTTTCGGTAAGGGGTAAGCCATGAAAAACAACACATTAAAACGCGGCGCCCCAAAACGCGGCCTAGCGGCGCATCCGGCGGTGATTGCGGCGCAGATAGGGTATTCGGATATGGTGGCGGGGAGGGCTTTTGATACATGGCGATTCACGGATCAGATAGGGCAAGCCAATTATGAAATCGGGAGGCTTTGGGCTTTAAATATCCGAATGGCCGGAATTGATCCGCCCAAATGGCCAAAGGGGAAGAATCTTCCGGCTTTGGTGCGGACTATGCTTTCCAAAAGCTTTGACATGGTGGGAGGCTGTCAGCCTGGGGAGGGCGACGGAATTTAGCCCGAATCGGCGCCAAAATAGGCCCGGCTTTATGCCGGGCTTTTTTTATGGGCTTGGATTAGGTATCCTTTGGCTTATGCCATATCCTCCCAAATATGACCCCGAAAAATACATTCCCGAATTACTGCGCCGTGTCGGTAATGGGGAATTGCTTTGTGACCTATATGGGAAGGACGGCTTCCCTTCTAGCTATGTGGTGCATGGTGAATTGACGCGATTAGATGGGCGATGGCAGCAAGCATACGCGCGCGCCCGTGAACAACAAGCCCATGCAATTGCGGAAAAGGCCGTTCGCGACGTTGAGAAAACCATAGACCCGGAACAAGCGCAGCTTGCGCGCTTGAAGTTTGACGCAAGGCGATGGCTTGTCGGGAAGATCGCACCCCGAATTTATGGAGATAAAACAACACATACCATTGAAGCCGGGGAATCCTATGTGGAAGCGCTTAGGCTGGCCAATGACAAGATGCGCCAGAAAGAACGGGAAGCCCGGCGCATAATTGACATCGATCCTGAGACCGGAAACGAGGTAAAAAAACTAGGAAACAATGCCGATACACGCAAACGCAAGAATGTAACCATATCAGATACTTAGCGGGTATTTTTACATAATGGACCTTATGCGGTTCCAGGTCAGGTGTCCCGAAACTGGCGCCCTCGGCCCAGCCCCCCCTTCGAAAAGCGGCGGGGGCGGGCTGGTGGTGGCATATATGTACTTCCCCCCCCGTGGGGTGGGGGCAAAAAGGCAAAACGTCCCTTTACCCCCCGTGAAAATTTAGGATAGAATCAGGCTCTCATGGCAGGCAGACCCAAGCGGCGGGCTAGATTAGCAGCAGAGGCAGCAGCGCGAGCCGCTGCCGAAGCGGAGGCCAATGGCGTCCAAGCCCCACCCCCTGCGTACCAAGACACAGGCCCAATAGCACCCCCACCCCCCGCCACCCCGACTGCCGACGAACAGGCTGCGATCATCGAGCAACTGGCGACAGACCCGGTGTTGTTCGTCGAATCCATGCTTGGTGCCACCCCGCAAAAGTGGCAGGCGGACGCCTTGCGCGCCATCGCCAGTAAAGACCGTGTGGCGATTCGCTCCGGCCATGGCGTTGGCAAAACGGCGTTCCTGTCCTGGCTGGTTTTATGGTGGCTCCTTACCAGATTGCCAACCAAGGTGGTTTGCACAGCCAACACCGCGCACCAGTTATCTGACGTCTTGTGGTCTGAGATCGGGAAGTGGCACCGCAAGCTGCCCGAGGGAATGCGGCGCCTGTTGGAGATCAAGTCTGACAAGATCGAGTTGGCTGGCGTCCCCGACAGCTTTGCGGTGGCGCGCACCAGCCGCCGGGAGCAGCCGGAAGCTTTGCAGGGGTTCCACAGTGAGAACCTCCTCTTTGTGATTGACGAGGCATCTGGCGTCCCTGATATTGTGTTTGAGGTTGGTCAGGGTGCCTTGTCCACTGAGGGCGCCAAGGTGGTAATGACCGGGAACCCCACGCGCACCACGGGTTATTTTTATGATGCGTTCAACAAGAACCGCAAGCGGTGGTGGGGCAAGAAGGTCAGTTGTCACGATGCGGATACGGTGGACAAGGCTTTCTTAGAGGACATGGTGGCGCAGTATGGTGATGGGTCAAAT